CCGCACGACCGCGAAAAGTGCCGTTGCCGTGGCTGCGCAAAGGATTATCGCGCCCGCAGCGGGTTGAGCGGTTTTTGCAGTATTTGCCGATCACTAAAGGACCGTTGGCGGGTAGGAAAATGCAGTTGCTGCCGGAACAACGGCGGTTTGTTTACGAGGTTTACGGCAATCTGGAGCCGAGCGGCCTGCGCCGGCGGCGGCTGGCTATCAAGAGCGAACCCAAGGGCAACGGTAAGACGGGGCTGATCGCAGGGCTGTGCCTGGCGCACCTGTTGGGACCGGAGGCGGAACCGAGAGGCGAGGTTTATTCCGCGGCGATCGACCGGCAGCAGGCCGGGCTGATCTTTGCGGAAATGGCCGCAATTATCAGCGAAGTGCCGGAATTTGGCGTGCGGGTGAATATCCAACGTTTCCACAAGCGGATCGAAGACTTTGAAACAGGCTCGACCTTTGAGGCCTTGTCGGCTGATGCGCGCCGGGCACACGGCTTGTCGCCGACCCTTTTTGCCTACGATGAGTTGGCGCAGGCGAAAGATCGCATCTTGCTCGACAACCTGATCAACGGGCTCGGCAAGCGGAAGGAAGCGCTCGGCATCATCATCTCGACCCAGGCGCCGGACGACGATCATCCGCTGTCGGAGTTGATCGACCGCGGCCTCGGCGATCCTAGCGGCTCCACCTATGTCGAGCTCCTGGCCGCGCCGGAAGATGGCGATCCGTTCGACGAGCGCACCTGGCGCGCCTGCAACCCGGCGCTCGGCAAATACCTGTCGCTGCGGGAGATGCGGGAGGCTGCCGAGCGGGCGCGGCTGATCCCGGCCTTCGAGTCGAGCTTTCGCAATCTGCGGCTCAATCAGAGGATCGACTCGCGTGAAGAGGACCGCCTGGTGTCGCATGCGGTCTGGAAAACCGGAGAGGTGCCGATCGATCGCGAGCGGCTGCGGGGCCGGCAGTGCTACGCCGGGCTAGACCTGTCGGGAAAGCACGATTTGACCGCTCTGGTGCTGGCGTTTCCCGACGACGACCCGGAGCCGAGCTTCGATCTCCTGCCGTTTTTCTGGACCCCGGAAGGACAGTTGGCGGCACGCAGGCCGGTTGAGCGCGAGCGCTTTCGGGAGTGGATCGGTCAGGGCTTCATGACCGCGGTGCCGGGGCCGACGGTGCGCTTCGGCTATGTGGCGCAGCAATTGGCTGAGCTTAGCCGGGAGTTCGAAATTCAGGCAATCGGCTACGACCGCTGGCGGATCGACGACTTCAAGACCGACCTCGACGACGTCGACGCCAATTTCCCGGCGCCGCTGGAGCCTTTCGGGCAGGGCTTCAAGGACATGGGGCCGGCCGTCGAATGGTTTGCGGAGCTGGCGCTGACCGGGCGTCTGCGGCACGCTGGGCATCCGGTGCTGACGTCGTCGGTGGCGAGCGCCATCGTCATCACCGACCCCGCCGGCAACCACAAAGTCGACAAGGAGCGCGGCAACAAGCGCGGCATCGTGCGGGTTGATGGCGCGGTGGCGATGCTGATCGCGCTGGAACTGGCGAAGCGGGCGCGGGCGATCGTGCCCATCAACATCGAGACGCTGATCGCATGAAACTCCGAAAAAAGCAGTTGGCGGCGCCGCCGCCCGCTGACGATCCGCTCGAGTTCGTCATGAGCGACGGGTCGGTGGATCGCATGGGCGACGTGCTGGAACCGGAAGGATGGAAGCTCGACGCCTTCCACAAAAACCCGATTGCGCTGTTCTCGCATGATCCGCGCCTGCCTATCGGCAAGTGGCACGATGTTGGTGTGCGCAAGGGGCAGTTGACCGGGCACCTCGAGTTGATGCCGGCGCAGACCGATCTGCAACGGCAGATCCAGACCGCGGTGACCGCTGGCGTGCTGCGTGCGGTCAGCGTGGGCTTTCACTCGGACAATTTCGAGCCGCTCAAGAACGGCGGCCTGCGCTTCCTGGAAGCTGAGCTTGTCGAGTGCAGCTTGGTTTCGGTGGGCGCAAACCCGAATGCCCTGGCGATCGCGAAATCGCTCGGGATCTCCCCGCAAGGGCAGCGCTTGCTTTTCGGCGTGTCAGCCGATGACGAGCCGGCGGTGCCGCGACCCGGGCTTCATGGCGTGTCAGCCAGAAAGGAACCGACGAACCGAAAGCTTGGAACCATGAACTACAGCGAACGCATCGAAGCCGCGCAGCAGGACGTTGTTGCGCTGCAAGACCAGTTGGCGGGCCTGCCGGATGCCGAGGACGTGCAGAAGGTATCCGACCTCACTCAGCGCATCACGGAGGTAAAAAACAAGATCTTTGCCTGGGTGGAGGCAGAGAAGGCATTGGGGTCCGAGGCGGCGCCGATCACCGTTCCGAAAGAGCGGATCTCGGTGTACTCGCCGACGCAGGCGTTGCCGGCGACGGCACCGAAAGCCTGGGCGATGCCCAAGCGGAAAACGGCCGAACCCGGCGATTTCTACCTGCGCCACATGGCGGCAAAGACGCTGGCTTTTGCGGAGAACAAGCACGTCGACCTCGTGCTACAGGAACGCTACGGCAGCTACGGCGACTACGAGGCTACCAGGGGCGTCCACGAGTGGTTTCAGCGGGCCGCCACCGCGCCGGCGACGACGGGCACGGCAGGATGGGCGGCCGAACTTGCGATTGTCGGGCAGGGCGACTTCATCAACGCGATCATGGCGGGCTCGATCTTTCAGCCGGTGGCGGCTCGCGGTTTTTCCGTAACGCTCGGGCGCAATGCCTCGATCAGCATGCCGACGCGCGTGGCGACGCCGACGATTGCCGGCTCGTTCGTGGCGGAAGGTGCGCCGATCCCGGTGCGGCAGGCGGCGTTCACCACCGTCAGCATCGGCCTTAAAAAGATGGCGGTGATCACCTCCTACACCCGCGAGATCGCCGAGCACTCGACGCCGCAGATCGAGCAGATTTTGCGGCAGTTGATCATCGACGACACGGGCATTGCCGTTGACACCACGTTTATCGACAACGTGGCGATATCGGCGATCCGCCCGGCCGGCATCCGCAACAGTGTCTCGGGGCTGACGCCGACTGCGGGCGGCGGGATGGCGGCATTGACCGGCGACATCAAGGCGCTGACCGGCGCGCTGGCGACGGTCAATGCGCTGCGCAGCCCGGTGTGGATCATGAACCCGGTACAGCGGAACTCGATCTCGCTCACCGAGAGTGTTGGCAACGGCTTTCCGTTCCAAGACCAGATCAACGGCGGTACCCTCGTCGGCTACCCGGTGGTCGTCTCTTCGACGGTGCCGGTCACCATGGTGATTCTGATCAACGCCGCCGACCTGATGGTGGCGCAAGGCGACGCGCCGCAGTTCTCGGTGTCGGATCAGGCGACGATCCACTTCGAGGATACGACGCCCTTGCAGATCACCACGGGCGCGCAAGGCTCGGCGGTGGCGGCGACCCCGGTGCGCTCGATGTTTCAGACTGACAGCCTGGCGCTCCGCATGATCTTGCCGATGAACTGGGCCATGCTGCGCGCCGGCAGCGTCGCCTGGGTGACGGGCGTCACTTGGTAAGGCGTTACACCTGGCTGAAGCCGGCTTCGTGGCTGCGAGGCCGGCGCTTCGAGAAGGAACCGACCAATGGCAAACGAGCAAATCGCGCAGGAGTACGCGCAGCGCAAGGAACGGGTGGCGACTCTGACGAACCTGACGCTGCAATCGACGGACGGGTCGGTGCTGCCGCCGACGCCGACGCAGGAGGAAAACGACAAGCTGGCGCTGGGGCTGATGCATCCCGACGAAAAGGCGCAAAGCCCGCAGGATAAGGCGATGCCATCCGTGGCGGCGCAGCAGGCGTATCTGGCGAGCGGCGAAGCGTTGCCGCAGGCGCCGCCCGCGGCTGCGGCACCACGTCCATCGGTGCCGCGACAGTCCGAACCGCGGCAGACCGAGCGGTCCTAGATGGCGCTGCTGGCGCGGGCGGCGGAAGCGGCAAATCGCATTTTCCGCCCGCGGCAAAAGCAGTTCGGCGCGCCGTTCATGCTGCCGGTTGGCAGCAGCGGCATTCCGCCGAACTGGCCGGCGAACTGGTGGCAGCTTGGGTACGACCCGCTGCGCCCGAGCGGCTCCGCTGTGGTCTACGCCTGCCGCCAGGCTTATGCGCAGACGATCTCGATGTGCGCCGGCACGCACTGGCAATCGGACGGCAAGGGCGGCCGCGATCGCGTCAGCACCTCGGCGCTGTCACGGATACTGAAAAAGCCGAACACCTATCAGTCGCCGACCGATTTCTTTCTCTACCTCACCGATTGCCTTTATGGCGAGGGCGCGGCCTTTGGGTTGGCGCTGCGCAACAACCGCTTTGAGATATCCGAAATTCACCTGATGGACCCGGCGCGGTGCTGGCCGCGAGTGGCACCGAACGGCGAGATTTTCTACACGTTGGCCGGCAACGAGGTCGTCGAGCGGCTGTTTGCCGGCAACACGCAATTACTGGAGGCGGTGCCGGCGCGCGACGTCTTGCATGTGCGCCTGCCGGATCGGCGCAACCCGTTGCAGGGCTGCTCACCTCTCCAGGCAGCGCTGCTCGAGGTCGCGGTCTCCAATGCGATGGTGGGCCAGGCCTTGGCCTATGCCGCCAACCAGGGTCGCCCGTCAGGGGTGATCCAGACCGATGCGAGTTTTCACAACAACCCGGAAGCGGTCGAGCGACTGCGGGCGAAGTGGAACGAACACACCCAAGGGATCAACGCCGGCGGCACGCCGATCCTGACGGACGGTTTGAAATGGGCACCGACAATCGTCAATAGCCGCGACGCGCAACTTGCCGAGATGCTGCAAGTCTCAGATCAGCGCATTGCCACGGCCTACCGGGTGCCGCTGCCGCTCCTGTCGTTAATGGCGGGCGTCGGGCCGCAGGCCTCGACCGAAAGCCTAATGGGGTTCTGGGTGTCGACCGGGTTGGGCTTCTCAGCGAACTTGATCGAAGACGCATTCGGGCGGGTCTTCGCGCTGGGCGGCTGGCCCGACGACTACCTCGAGCTCGACCTCGAGGCATTGCTGCGGGCGAATTTTCGCGACCGCATCGAGGGCCTGGCGAGGGGCGTCCAGGGCGGCATCTTCTCGCCCAACGAGGCGCGCGCCAAAGAGGATCTGCGGGCCATGCCGTTCGGCGACGAGCCGCGGGTGCAACAGCAGGTCGTCCCGCTCAGTGCCTGGGACAAGGCGCCGCCGGCAACCCCGGCGCCCGAAGCGCCGCCCTCGGCCGAGCCTGCCGCGCCTGCCGACGAACCCGCCGATGCCGAGAAGGCCGCAGACCAGATCATTGAGGCCGCAGACAGCTATGACAACCGCGTTGCTGCCTGACGCCTTCGCGGCGGCGCTCGGCAAGGTTCTCTCCCGCACCCGCGCGGAGTGGCGCTCGGAACGAGAACTTGCGCAGGCCGAAACCCGCCGCGCCATTGCCGAGCTTGAGTCGCGCGTTGCAACCCTGACGCTGCAATTGCACCAGATGGTCGCCGAGCGACTCGCCGCCTTGCAGGATGGTCCGCCGGGGCCGCCGGGGGAGAGAGGTGAGCCAGGAGAGGCTGTTCCAGGCCCGCTCGGCGAACCGGGGCCTCCCGGTCCACCAGGCCCGACCGGCAAGTTCATCGCACCGAAGCAATGGCAACCCGGCATCCACTACGACAGCGCGCTCGTCACCCATAGGGGTTCTACGTATTGCGCGGCGCGGGATACCGCAGAACAGCCGCCACACGACGACTGGATCATCGTAGCGGCCTGCGGTGAAGTGCCCTATGTCGGCGAGGTTTGCGGTTTGTTCGAGCCGGGACGCGCCTATCGCAAATTCGATCTGGTGAGCTTCCACGGCTCAGAGTGGCGCGCCCGTCAGGATAACCCCGGCGCGCTCCCGGGCGACGGCTGGGCGTTGGCGGGCCAGGCCGGCAGCCGCGGCAAACCGGGCGATAAAGGCGACCGCGGCCCGCCGGGACCGGCAATCTCGATCGCAGGATGGGAGACGCGCGACTATCGCGCGGTGCTGGTGATGAGCGACGGCAGCGTCTCGCCGCCGCTCGATCTGCGCGAGTTTTTTGAGCTCTACCACGCCGAGCGCGCCGCCTGATGCCGACGAATGTCCGCTACAGCATCACGCGGGTGATAACGCCGGCCGATAGCCAGGCGCTGGTGAGCCTCGATGACGCGAAGGTGGTGCTCGGCATCGACGCTGCCGACACGTCGAAGGATGCGGCGCTAACCCAGCAGATCGACGCGGTATCGGCGGCGGTCAACAACTACTGCAACCGGATCTTTGCAGTGCAGGTTTATCAAGACCAGTTTCGCACCGTCTACAACTGGCTCTATCCCGGCGAGCCGCTGCGCACCCGGCAGTTTCCGATTGTCGTCGACGACACCGGCGTGCCGCTGGTGGCGGTCAGCGAGGACGGCACCGCCGTCGATGTGTCGTTTTGGGATGTGTACCCTGAAGAGGGCACGCTGTACCGGCTCGATGGCGACACGGTGACATCCTGGACCGGCACGACCCTTCTGGTGGATTACACCGCGGGCTACGACCCGATCCCGGCCGATGTGCAGGGCGCCGCGCTCGAATGGCTGACGGCGCGGTGGTTCGCGGTGGGGCGCGACCCGGCGCTGCGGTCGGAGACGATCCCCGACGTGATCAGCCAGGTTTACGCCGGCGAGTCTGGCGCCGGGACCAGCGGCGGCGCTATCCCGCCTGGCGCCCGCGACCTGCTGGCGCCATACAAGATATGGACGGTATGAACGCCGCGACGGCGATCGCCGAGCTTGACGCTGGCGTGGCGGGCTACGGGCAGACGGTCGTGTTGCAGCGCACCGCGGTTGATGCCGCGGGTGATGTGAGCGTGGCGGACAGCGTGACGTGCCCAGCAAAGGTGCGGCAGTTCGGACCGCAGGATCTCGAAGCCGGCGGCGTCGCCGAGATACAGGTGATCGTGAGCCCGACCGGGCTCGGCAGCTTCGGCGTGCCGAGCCGCGATGATCGTATCCTGATCGCCAGCAACCCGAGCAACATCGTACAGGTCGCGCCGCTCTATTACGGCGGCGTGCTGGTGCGGGTGAATCTGCTCTGCCGTGGCTGACACACGCGAGGCATTGCTCGCCCGGTTGGTGACGGTGTGCGGTGCGGTGGATGGCATACGCGCGGTTGGCCGCAACACGCTCGACGTGGCGGCGCTGACGCGGCCGAGCGTGATCATCCAGGACGGCATCGAGCAGGTGCGCGACATCGCGAATGGCGCGCGCTACACCGAGGTTGCCCGCATGGAACTGTCGCCCGGCGTTACGGTGATCGTGCGCGGCAGCGACAGCGTCGATGCCGGCGGGCTGTTGTCGCTCTACCGCAAGCGGCTGCTGGTGGCGGTGCTGACCGACGCCGAGCTGATCGCCGCGACCGGGCGGAACGGCGGCATCCGCTATGAGGGTTGCCTGGTGCCGACGCCCGATCCGGAGGGCAAGGAGCACCGCATCGACCTGACGCTGGTCTTTGCCTACGCATTCAAGCTGGACGACCTGTCGTCATAGCCGGCACCGGCATCGACTGGCGCATCGATGAATTGGACAACCGGGTGCTGCTGAAGCTCGACCAATTTCCCGAGCAGATACAGGCGCGGGCGCGCGACGCCATCACGCAATTGACGAACCAGTTGCTGCGCCAGGTTCAGGCCGCCGAGCCAAACCTGCTGCGCCCGCACACGCATGCGTATGTCGATCAAGGCATCAGCAAGCGCGGCGGCGCCTGGGTGCGCGGCCGGGTGCGGGTGCTGCGCGACGAGGCGGCCGGCGTCAACTACGGCAAGATTGCCGGCGCACTCGAGTATGGCGGGCCGGGCAAGAAACGCCGCGGCATGGTGAAGGTCGGCGCCTATCGCCGGCATGCCGGCGCGGTGCGCGCATACGAGCGGCGGCAGCCGAGGATTCAGGCGCGGCGGTTTCTGCGCGGCCCGGCGCAGGCGATGCGCCCGCGGGTACTGGCCGCGCTGCGTGCCGCCATCGGCGAGGCGTGGCAAGGCGATAAACCAACGACGTAAGGAGTAAGGCGATGGCGGCCGGCACTTTTAATATCTTCGCTAAGAGCGAGATCGTCGGGAAGGTGAAATTCGAGGGCGCGGGCGACTATGGCCCGCACCTGATTGTCGAGCTTAACAATGTGATGTTTCGGCCCGATGCCGCGATTGGGTTGATTTCCGACGAATGGGGCCAGTTGACCCTGACGGGCGAGATGCTGGTCGATGACACGGGCATCTTCGGCACGGTGACGCACCCCGACAGCGGAGAAGTGTCGCCGTTGACCTCGGCCTATTACATCGGCAAGGGCATTGTCTCGGTGATGATCGACCCGGATATCACCTACCGCGACATCGGCAATGTGCCGACATTCGAGATCACGCCGAATATCACGACCTTGCCGCATTTCTCGTCGCGCTACGGCACGCGAGCGAAAGACCTGGAGGTGGTTACCGAGAAAAGCGCCAGCGTCAATATCGTAATGGAAGAGTACACTTACGCGAACCTGATGTTGGTGCTGATGGGCGAGGCGACGACGCCCTGATGGTTTCCCTGGTCGATATCATCCCGCAGACACGCACGGTGGCGCTGTCCATCGGCGAGGTCGAATTGCATGGCCTGGGTTTGCGCAGCATCGCGGCGTTGCTGATGGAGTGCCCCGAACTACGCAAGCTCTGGGTCAATGGCGCGCCGGCATTAGACATCGATACGGTGATCTGCGAGGCCCCGAGCGCCATCGGGTTAATTATCGCGATGGCGGCCCGGCAGGATGACGCGGCCGATAGTATAGCCGACGCGCTGTCCCTTGATGACGTTGCCGAGTGCCTGATCGCCATACGCGAGCTGACCATGCCGGGTGGCGTTGACCCTTTCGTGGAAAGGCTCGCCCGCCTGCTCGGCGCCGACGCCGACCCAGTTGGCAAGGGAGCGGCTACGAATACGCCGCTGCCGCCGAGCAACTCATCGCATGCGGCCACAGTGCCAGCGACGTGATGGATTACACGCCGCGGCAGATCGGCGCCTTCGTCACCATCGCGCAGCACCGCAGGCGGCGCGAGCTTGCCGAGCAGCTCCACGTCGCGACGCTCGGTGCACAGGGCGAAGGCAAGGCGATCCGCGAGACACTCAAAGAATTGAGCGACGATGCTAACTAACCTCGACTTTCAGATATCGGCTGACAGCACCAAGGCGCGGGCCGACATCGAGCTGCTGAAGGGCTCGCTTCAGCAAGCGCAGAAAGAAGTCCGCGCGCTGCGAACCGAGGGCGCGAAGTCGGGCGACGTACTCCCGTCTGCCGCGCTTCAGACATCCGTCGCGCGGGTGCAAGCGCTCGAAAAGCAACTCGCGTCGCTGAACCGCACGACCAAAGAAACCAGCAGCGTCATGGACGTGCTGGCAACCAAATCAATGCGCCGGCTGCTGACGCAGTTCGATAACGTCGGCAAGAGCGCACAGAACATTGCGATGGTGATGGGCGGCGTCACCGGCAGCTTTGCCGGCGGGTTTCTCGCCGCCTCCGTCTTTAAGGGTATCAGCACTCTCATCGGGCAACTAGATGCGGTTAACGAGCGCCTGCTGAAGCTGCGGGATACCGCGCAGCAAACCGGGCAGCGACCCGCCGCCATCGAGGCGGCGCAGCGAATTGCGCGGCTGCAAGGCCGGTCGGCTGAAGATGCCGACAAGATCATGACCGGCACCGCGAAAGCCTTTGCCGACCTAAAGACTGAAGCCGGCAAGCCGATCTCCACGACCGGCGTCAAGGATCTTACGGATCGGACTGCGGCGGCGGGCGATGCCGCGAAGGAAGCAACCACCGAATTTCAGCGGGGCGTGCTGACGCAGCGAGGGGCCGCCCAGCTTACGCTTGATTTGGCGCAAGCCTACAAAACGATCGGGATCAACATTAAAGACTACAAGGACGACGCCGCTGGTCTGGCGAAGTTTCAGAGGGACGTGAACCTACGGTTCGTTGAATTTACCCAAAAATCAAAATTGGGGCAGAGCGCGCTAAACGAGCTCTCCAAAAAACTATTCGACGGCCTGCCGGCAGACGCGGCGATTAAGCTGGCGCCTGATTTAATTGCAAATCTTAATGCTGAAATGGCAAAGCTTGCGCAGACGCAAGCCAGGATTGACGCGGCGCAATCCGTGGAAGCGGGGAGGGCGCGGGTTCAGATTATATTTGAAGACTTGTTTAATAGGCTGAACGATTGGGGGAATAGGGTCAGCGCGGGCTTCAATAAGTGGGAGGCAGACGTTCTGGAAAAGTCCCTGCCGGATTTCGTTGCCCGATTTACGCAAGGCATCACCGACATGTGGACAAAGCTGCCGTTCGGGCAGGATTGGATGGACCGGACAAAGGCCGCATTTAACCAGATGTGGGAGGATATGAAGGCCACGGCTACAGCGGCGGCTGACGCCATTGCCGGGGCATTCAATGCGGTAAAACAGACGCTCTCCACCAGCTTCCCCGGTGATCCCGGCGGCATGCCGGCGGCGATACCCGGCAATGCGGCCGGCGGCATGATCCGCGGGCCGGGCAGCGGCACCAGCGACAGCATCCTGGCGCGGCTCTCGAACGGCGAGTTCGTCATGCGGGCCGCTGCCGTCAGCAAGTGGGGGCCGCGGTTTATGGCGGCGCTGAACAGCCTGCAAAACCCGTTCGGCTATGCCGGCGGCGGACTGGTGCGGGCGCAGCGTTTCGCAGCCGGCGGCATGGTGACGGCGCGCACCGCGGATGGCGTCACCGTGAACCTGTCGTTCCCCGGCGGCACCTTTGCGCTACGCGGCGACGCGGCGATAGTCGGCGGGCTGACGCGGGAGGCGCGGCGGGCCGGGATGCTTTCGGCCGGGCGTCTGGCGGCGGCGATCAACTGATGGCGGACGGCACGCTCCTCGAAATATCGGGGCCGGGCATCGCCAACTACACGGCGCGCGGCGCGACGCAGACGCTCGATCCTATCGATGCATCGGCCGTCATGGCCCGCACCGTCAACGGCGCGTTGATCGATCTCAGCCCGCCGCAGATGCGCAAATACAAGAGCAGCATCTCCTGCAACGACACCGAGACGCCCGCGCTTGATGGTGTGTGGCCCGGCATGGTGCTGACCGTCGATTGCATCGCCGAACTTGGGTACAAGACGGCCGGCGGCACGCCGCAGCGCACCGTCGTCGCCGGTTCGTCGAGGGTATCGTCCAGTTGGACCTATTACAGGCCGCAGCTATCTATGCGTGTCGTGCAATACAGCGTCAGCCGCGACGAGTACGGCGCGATGACCGAATGGTCGCTCGACCTCGAAGAAGTGTAGATGCCGGGGTTCTTTTTCGCCTGGGTGGACGAAGGCGAGGCGTTCGACCCGCTGATCCACAACCGCGAGGACGAGGCGATAACCTCGCTCAGCGTGACGCAATCGGAGGGCGACTTCGCCGGGCTCACCATCACGGTCATCAACCCGTGGGCGGGGCTACTCGCGCCGGCCCGCCAGCTCTGGTGCTGGCTGTCGTGGGATGACGGCACCGAACTCGTGCCGCTGTTCTACGGCCGGATTGCTGCCGTGCCCGAGAGCATCGACGGCGAAGCGGTGCGGTTGCTGTTCGCGGCGAGGCCGCTCGGCTTCGATGCGCTGAAGGCCGACTATGCCGAGACGTTGAAGGTGTTGCCCTACTACGACCCGGTGTGGATCTCGGGCGACCTCACCGATCCGGATGCGGTGCTGACCGGCTACGGCACGCGCTGGCACATCGACCGCTGCACGCACGAGCTGACGCACAGCGACGAGCTGACCGGCGAGGACGGCACGTTGACCTTCGGCGAGGCCGACCATGTCTACGACGATTTCAGCGCGTCGTATGGCGAGCCGCCGCTGGCGCGGGTCAACATCGAGGGCACGCTGGCGTGGACGCAGGGCGGCGTCGGCACCATCGACATGACCTGGCGCATTCAGTCGATCTTCGACCAGCACAAGAGCATTTACGCCCGCGGCACTCACGGCGTCGTCGGGCGGCCGCAGTCTGGCGTGATCTCGTCGTTGACTGGCGACGGACTCATGTCGGATTGGCCGAAACCGCTGGCGGAAGTCAGCGGCGGCTGGAAGGTTGGGGCGAACACCTACATCGAGGAGGCACCCAAGAGCTTCCGCCGTTACGACTACCACGTCGAATACCGGCAACTCGTGCCGCCGGAAGAGCCCGCCGACACGGGCAACCCGCTGCTCGATGCCAACAATGCTTTCGTGCAGCGCTACGGCACCGCTTATCACTACTTCGACGCATACACGGACTACAAAGTCGACTTCCCCATAGCCGCGCTGAAGCAGCGGACCTATTTCGACTGGGCGGCTGATCGCCCGCGCACCGAGATCGTGCGCTGCACGCTGGCGGCAGACATCCAGCCGCTGCTCGCCGAGCCCGAGCTTGAGGCGAATGCGGCGTCGATCTCGGTAAGCGCGCAGGACACCGTGACGGAGCCTGATGGCAGCGGCGCCATGCCAATCGGCGATATGCGGCGGGCGAGCTACCTCAACACCGACCGCGGCACGCTGAGCATGCAGTACCTGCTGCTGCTCGGGCGCACCGAGCTTCGCCGCCGGGCGCGAGCCGTCGAGGTGTCGTGCCGGGTGCCGTGGGCGCTCGGCATTGCCGCTACGCTGCGGATGAACGCGCACGTCGTTGACTACCGGCTGCCGGGCGGCGAGTGCTTCGGCAAGATCACCTCCTACAGCTTTGAGGCATCGGGCGAAGGCGACTTTGGCGTCAGCCTCACCATCGGCTGCGCCATCGGGCACGGCGGCACGGTATCGGCTGCGGCAGGCACGCTGACCTATGTGGACGCCGGCTATGTCGCGGCCGGCTACCAGCAGGCGACGGGCGCCGAGATCACGCTGCCGACCGGCGACCTCGTTTACCAGACGCTGGACGACTTCGCGGTGAGCGACGACGGCACGAACTTGCTGCGGATGGACGAGTACAGCGCGGTTGAATCGCTGACGCTCTCGGGCGGCATGGACGATCAGACCACGGTTGTCGCTAGCGTCAGCGATCCCATCGACGCGCTGCGCCAGTACCCGAGCCGGGTGTGCGTCACCCTGCGCCCGGTTGCCGGGATGAATTTCGAGACGGTGTTCACGCCGAGCGTTGACCCGCTGCCGATCCCACGGCTGATCGATCTTGAGGCGGCGGCGCCGGGGAGGCTCGCCGCCTAATGGCTGGGGCAATGGGCGCGGCGGGGCTGCCGACATGGATGTCGTACAAGCGGCAGCTTCAGTTGCTGCCGCCGCTCTCGACGGCAAGGGACAGCTTCGGCGGAAAGCGCATCCCGCGGCTGCCGCCGGTCGAGGAAGGCGAGACGCCGCCGGGGCGGATCTGCTGGGGCACCGTGGGCAACCTGCCGTCACCGGAAGCGCTGCCGACCGTCAATTTCAATGTGGGTGGTGAGGAGTTCCGCGAATGGGGCCGCAAGAGCGAGCGGGTGCGGATCGAGAACCCGGACGATCCCTCGCAATACATCATGGACAACCGGCCGAAGACTATCGACTTCGATAAAAAGACCGGCGCGAAGTCAGCGCCGAACACGTCGGCCGAAGTGCCGCCGGGCATGAGCAATTACGAGAACACCGACAGCTTTACCGATAGCCTCGGCGAGAAGCGCACGAAGGTGCGTATGCACTACGTCACCCAGGAAGCGCCGACCTCGACGCCCGTGCCGTCGTAATGATCTCGACCGAAGGCTCGGCCGAGAAACCCTATCGCGAGAACCCGCCGACGCACTTTGTGGAAGTGCACTGGCACGGCGGCATCGCGGTACAGTGGAAAGAGGCGCACATGGTTTACATCGACCCGCTGCGGTTGGTGCCGACCAGCCCGACCGGGGTGCTCTCGGTGTGGGTAAAGTTTCCCGAGGGCGCGGCAGGCTCGGTTATTTCTTTTGTGCAGTCCGAGTTTATCCAATTCGCTTTCGGCTTTGGCGGCGCTTACGACGCGGGCGGCGGGCGCCCCTTCGGCAGCATCACGATCAATGCGATAGAGGAAACCGACGACGCGCACAAAGAGGTGTGGCTGCAAGACGCCACCGCCGAACTGAATACAGTTAATAGGTGGTATCACGTCTATGCCGAGTGGGACACCAACGGTGGTTCGTTCCTGCTGAAGATAAACGGCAAGCCGATATCTACAACCATCACGCAGGGCTTTGACGTGCTCGACACCTGGGGCGGCGTGCCCATCAGCATGCAATGGGACACGCTGGCAGCGCCCGTCCCGCCGGCCTTCCCGCAGACGACGTTCTTCTGGACGCAGTTTAGCGGCATCAGCCCGCCCGACGACGTGCGCTATTCGATAGCTGAATTGTGGCTCGATGTCGGCCGGCTGCATGTCGGCATCGAGAAGTTCGCCGATGTCGCAACCGGCAGGCCGAAGGCGCTCGGCAAAAACGGTGAGATCCCGACCGGGATAAAGCCGGCTTTCTACTTTGCCCGCAGCGGCGCGCCGAAGACCATCCTCGATAACCGCGGCTATGGCGGCGTCTTCAAGTTCGCCAAGACCCAGGAACTGATCCCGCTCAACCCCGACATCGACGGACCATTGCACGAACCCGAGGAGCCGCACTTTGTGCCTGTCTCTGACCCGCTGCCACTCGCGCTGGTGGAATAATCGATGACTGTGATTTACCGCACTGACGGCGCCTGGGGCACCGGGCAGGGAAGCAATCTCTCGCCCGCCCAGGTTGACGGCAATTTCTACGACATCGACACCCGCGTCACATCAATCGAAGACAACCCGGTTGAGCCAATCGCCCCGATTGCCATCAACATTGAGGGCCAAGCCTTCACGATGGGGTTGAGCAACGGCGAGACGCTCGGCCCGATCGCCGTCACCTATCCGATGCCGACCTGGCGGGGCGCCTGGAACCCCGGCATAGCCTACAGCGAGATGGACTTCTTTACCTCGCCGGACAACGGGCTTGGCGCGGTGATGATCCCGCACACCTCGGCCGCGACCTTCGATTGGGGCGCGCTCGATACCGGCGGCAGCGGATTGCCGGTGTACCGGCAACTGATCGGCGGCTCGGGCACAACCAGCGGCATCAGCGACCTCACCGACGTTGCGCTGTCGGGCCAGGCCGACAATGACATGCTCGTCTGGGACGGCCCGGCGAGCCTGTGGCGCAATGAAACGCCGGCAACGGTCACACTAAACCTTCCGGCGTTCGGCGGCTCCACGGGCTCCACAGCGGGTCTGAAGGGCCTCGTGCCGGCGCCGGCCGCGGGTGACGCCACCGCTGGCAAGGTGCTTGGCGCGGGAGGCGGCTGGGTCGTGCCGGCGGGCGGCAGCGGCGGCTCGTCGAGCCTGGCCGGGCTCGCCGATGTCTCGATCACCTCGCCGGTCAATCTGTCGCTGCTTCAGTACAACAGCACGGACGGGCTGTGGCACGATCAGTCGCTGACCGAGCTGGGCACCGGCACGGTCGGGCTGGTCGAGACCGGCGCCGGCCTCGTCGGCGGGCCGATTACGACATCGGGCGTCATCAGCCTGGCACCCGTCGCCAGCCAGAACCTGCTCGCCAACATCACGGGCGGCTCGGCGTCGCCGGCCGGCGTGTCGCTCTCGACGCTGCTCGATGCGGTCGTCGGCGCCGAGCGCGGTTCGATCCTGCGGCGCGGCGGCACCGGCTGGACGGCGATCACGCCGGGCGCCGACGGCACATTCTTGCGCTCGGGCGGGCCGGCGGCGGACATCACCTGGGGCACGCCATCCGGCGCCGGCACGGTGACGACGGTCAATTCCGGCGCGGGTCTGACCGGCGGGCCGATCACCTCAAGCGGCACCCTGTCGCTCGCCACGGTGGGTACGGACAATGTGCTGGCGAACATCACCGGCAGCACAGCCGCACCCAGCGGCACGGCACTGACACTGTTGCTCGATCACGCGCTCGGCGCAACACGGGGCATGGTGCTCTACCGCGGCGCCACGGTCTGGTCGGCATTGCCGGCGGGCGCTTCGGGCGCGGTGCTGACGAGCGGCGGCGCGGGAGCCGACCCATCATGGGCGGCAGGCGCCGGGGCCGGCACGGTCACCAACGTCGCCACGGGCACTGGCCTCGTCGGCGGGCCGATCACCAACACCGGCACAATCGCGTTTGCCACCGTCGCCAACCTGTCGGTGCTCGCCAACGTCAGCGGCAGCACGGCGGCGCCGACGCCGAACACGATGTCGGCGATCATCGACGCGGTGTTCTCCTCGACCCGCGGCAGCGTGCTCTATCGCGGCGCCGCGGGCTGGGCGGCGCTCGGGCCGGGCACCAGCGGCAATGTGCTGACGACAGGCGGCGCGGGCGCGGACCCGGCATGGGCGGCCGCAGCGGGCGGCGCCGCGCTTAGCGTCAGCGATACTGTGCCTGCTGGGGCCGCCGACAGTTCGCTATGGTTTGATTCCGCTGGCGGGCAGACGTACCTCCGCTACAACGACGGAAGCTCAACCCAGTGGGTTCCCGTAACAAACCAGCCGGGGCCGCAGGGCGAGCCCGGCGCCACCGGCGCCACGGGACCGACCGGCGCGACGGGGCCAACTGGCGCAACCGGCGCGACGGGTGCCGCCAATATGTCGGGCATGGCGCTGGGGCAGATCCCGATTGCGGCAACGGCAACCACCGTCACATCAAGCGCCGCGCTATCGGGCGACGTGACGAGCAACGCCGGGCTGGCCACGACGATTGCCAACAACGCGGTTACGACTGCGAAGATCCTCAACGCCGCCGTCTCCTACGCCAAGATCCAGAACGTGGCGGCCAACCGGCTGCTCGGCAACAACACGGGCTCGGCCGCAGCCCCAGCCGAACTGACTGCCGCGCAAGTAATGACGTTTCTCGGCGCGGCGCCGTTGGCTGCACCGGTTTTTACCGGGGATGCGCAAGCCGTGACCCCGACGTTCTCGGACAACGATACCTCTATTGCAACAACGGCTTACGTCAAGTCGCAGTTCTATCGGCCAGCCACCGGTGATCCGCTGACGATCACGGCTGACACCGGCAACAACGCGCGGATTTTCTACACCCGCACCGGGGCGCAGACCTGGGCGGCCGGGTGCCTGACTGACGGCTCGTTTTTCTTGTCGGACGAGACGGTGGGGGCGGGCCGGTTGTGGATTACGCCTACGCTAGGAGTTGTCACCATCGGGCGCAGTATCCTAGTCGGCGCCCCAACGGGCGGCGAGAAAGGTGTCGGGACGGTGGCCGCGACGGGGGTTTATGCCAACAACACGCTGTTGACTTCAGACGTGACCCTCAAGACGGAGATCGAGCCTTTGCCGGCAGCGTGCCTGCCGCTGGTGGCTGCGGTGGAGCCGAAATCGTATCGCTGGCGCGAGCCCGACGACGGTGAAAGCGCCGCCCGGCCGGAGGATTTCAGCACGCGGCGGCACAGCGGGTTCCTGGCGCAGGACCTGGCCGACGCAGCCGGCGAGCTGCCCGGCATCGTTGACGGCAAACCCGGCGAGATGGCTGTCGATGTTGGCGCAATGCTGGCGGTGTTGTGGCAGGCGGTGCGGGAACTAAGCGCCAAGGTCGAAACCTTGGAGGCCGCGAAATAATGGCAATCGACTTCCCGTCCGCCGGCTTGACAGTCGGCCAGGTGTTCAGCGCCGCCGGGGTGTCGTGGACCTGGGATGGCGTAAAGTGGACGGCAACGGGCGGCGCCGCCAGCGAAGTCATCGAACTGGCGTGTTCCGACGAGACAACGAACCTGTCGGCCGGCACGGCGAAGCTGACATTCCGCATGCCGTTTGCCATGACCCTGACGGCCGTGCGGGGGAGCTTGTCCACGGCGGGAAGCACACTGACGACGGTCGATATCAACGACAGCGGCACGAGCGTTCTCTCGACCAAGCTGACCATCGATGCCAGCGAGAAGACGAGCACGACGGGCGCGGCGGCGGCGGTAATCTCGGATACGGCTCTGGCCGATGACGCCGAGATTACGGTGGACATCGACGGCGCCGGCACCGGGGCCAAGGGGCTCAAGGTGACCCTGATCGGCACCCGCGCATGACGGCGCTGATTAACCCGTTCTGGTACGGCGCGGCTGGCGATCCGAATTTCGCCAGCGTCGTGCTGCTCTGTCATTTCGACGGCACGAACGGGTCAACGACGTTTACCGACAACTCGCTTGCCGCGCACAGCTTGGCGGCAACCGGCACGATCAGCCTGACAACGGCGGAGCAGAAGTTCGGCACGGCATCATTGCAGGCCGGCACCGCGAGCAGTGCCGTGACCTCGGCCGATAGCGCCGATTGGGATTTCGGGGCGGGGCAGTTCACGGTTGAAGCATGGATACGGCCGACAGCGGCGATTAGCGGCGTGCGCGGCGTCGTGGCGCAGTATGGGGCGTCGAGCCTCGCGTGGTTTCTCGGGTTCAACGGCACGAGTTTCGGCGTGTTCGTCTCGGCCAACGGCAGCACGGTGACTCAGATCGTCGCGACGTTCACGCCGACCGCCAACACGTGGCTGCACATAGCGGCGGATCGAGACGCCAGCGGCGTCGTCCGCATCTATACGGACGGCACGCAGCGCGCGGCCATTACCTTTGCCAGTGCGATCTTCAACAGCACGAACAGCCTCTACATCGGCAACGACGGCAACCTTACCCGCCAGTTTGTCGGGCAGATCGACGAGGTGCGGATCACCAAGGGCGTCGCTCGGTACGCCGGGGCGTACACGCCGCCGACCGCGGCGTTTCCCGACGCGTGAGCGACGACGCGATTGTCGAACGACCATGATCGCCTTATCTGGGCGGCATTCGGCATGGTCGTGGTCCTCGTGACCGTAACCGGGCTTCTGGTTTTCGGATCGATATTTTTCGCGCCCGGCAGCGACAAGACCGTCCAGCAGATGATCGAGGGCCGGATCGTCGCGCGGGCGATTGTGCTTTTCCTCATTATCCCGACGATCACGATCCTGTGCGTCTACGACAAAATCTCAGGCGAGGCCGCCCTCGCCGCGCTGTCGGGCATCGCTGGTTACATCCTCGGCGGCACCGGGAGCACTCAATGATTATCGAAATTTTATTTGTCGTGTTCATGGCGATCTGGTTTCTGACCTGTTTGCCGATGCCGCAGCTCGCACCGTTTAGCTGGGCTAACGGCATCCTCGCCTTCATTTGCGTGCTGATGCTTGGGCTATACCTTTTCCTCCCCGCCTTGCGGGGATAGAGGGCTATCGCGGGCCGTGCCCGTCCATGATGCGGGTTGAAAGCGGATCTTGCACGATGGGTTCGGGCGCCTTCGGCTGGGGCTTCGATTCCGTCTTGGTATAGCAACGCCCACCGTAGCAGTCGGTGCTGCTGTGCGAATACGGGCTGTCGTATTCCGACCAGCATTTGTAGACCTTGGACCACTTGTCGCGAGAGCATCGGCTCTCATAAGTCGAGTCGGCGGACGCCGGCGCGGCGGCGAGGCCGGCGAGACAGGCGATGATAGCGGCTGATAAAATCCGGTAAGCCATGATCGGACCTCCTGCGTG